CGTTGATTGTTTCCAAGATAACGCCCTTCTTTCGGCGGTCTTCAATCGTGTCGGTCGGAGCAAGCACGTTGTCCGCTTCAAGGACTTGGGCTTTTTCCAAGGCTTTCCTGAACTTCTCGGGAAGCCGTGCGTATTCTTCCTGAGTAATGTCATCCAGCGAAAAACTTGCGCCATACAGCCCAATCGGATCGTCATCCGTAATCGCCCGTGGGCGACTGGCTACTTCGGACACATACGCAATGCTTTCCATCCGCACGTTGAACGGAAGACGATACCGAAGCCGACACAATCTGTCGTGCGCCTCAACCAGCGCAACAACAATCTCATCGTCCGTTGCCTTGCTGAAATTACTTAACCCCGAAGTTGACGCTTCGATCAGCCTGAATTGATTGAACGAAACAAAAGAGTTTCCACAAATCACCAGCGGATTGTCATTATTGAGCAAATAGGTCAGCTTTTGCTCTGAAATCAGCTCGTCTTCAGGCGTGTAAAACGTCACACGAAGAAATCGCAGATCTTTGATCTGACCATCGGCGACTTGGTTGAATTCCTTGCCAATGGTCAGGTTCAGAACAGTCTCTACGTTTTCAACCGTTCCGCTCGTTATAAGATCGCCGTTGGTATCAAACAGACTGTATTTGGCGACACAAACGCCCGAATACGATTCTCCTGCCGCATCCAAGACGGAAAACTCAAGGGAAATGTCTTTATCTTCGGGGTAAGTGTTAATCATCTCAGTTCTCTACAATTTCAGTGCCTTCGGGAACTTTCTCTTCCTGACCTGCGACTTCCATAATGGAATTAATCAGCTTGTTGATGGAAGTACCTTTGATTCCAAGCTTTCCAGCGATTTCACGGAGACCCGCAATGCCCTTCCTGTCGGCAATGTCCTCAAGCTCCGCAAGCGTCCAACGGCGGGTGATCTGAATAAGTTCCTTGGAGACCTTGGTTTCCATAAACTTTTCTTTGCCATCATTCCCAGCGACCTTTTCGGGCTTGCCATCGCTCTTGACGGCGAAAGTTTGGCGACCCACAGGCGCAGACGGCTCGGCAGTCCAGCTGGTGATCTTCACCTGAGTGCCGTCAATCCATTCGAAACGCATACAGGAGGAAAGACGCAGAGCTTCTCGCTCAGACACGTCCTCGACAGACTCGCCGTTCTTGAAAAGAGTCATTCCCATAGGCCCTGTATAGTTCTCAAAACCCTTCTGTATAATCCTAAGTTTCATATTCCTAATCTTCTTAAAGTTAAAGGCGGGACATTACTCCCGCCTTTGTTTAACAACCTATCTGTGAACTTTCTGTCCGACTGATGTTATTAAACGTTCGTAACACCCGTCAGGGCGGCAAGGCTCTTGGTGGACTTCAGGGCAAGACCGCAGTACCACTTCAGACGAGTGCGGGTAGCGTCCTTGTTCTGAACCGTGCCAAGGTTCTCAACCACGATGCCAGCGTTCGCACCGCCATACAGACCGTGCAGACCATCGGTCTCATTCAGGCGAAGCGCATAAACGGTGGTGGCGGTGTCCGTGGCGGCAATGAAGTCGTTCACGATGATCGGCACACCGTTGTGAGTCAGCATCGGATGACCGAAGTTCTCCATCATCACGAGGGGAGCGTTCGTACCCGAAGTCATACGGAGCAGGTTCAGGTAAGCACGATACGTACCCGAGCGCATCATCAGGCAGTCAGCCCCAAGCGGGATCATATCCAGCAGTTCGTCCAGCATCGTGAACGTAAGAGCGTTGTTGCCCGCAGAAATCTTCTGAGAATCCACGCAGAGCTTGGAAATGCCGTCAAACTGCTTGGCATTGGTGGCGTGATCGCCCTCGGCGAGAACCTTGCGGAACTCACGACCGATAGCCTTCGCCTTGGCGGCAATCTGAATCGCAAGCTGGTTGTTGGTATCGGACATCGTGGAAGCAAGGAACTTGTCCACGTCAACATCGCCAGCAAGGATGCGCAGATTCGTGGTGACTTCCACGAACTTGGAAGCGTCTTCGGGAACAACCTCGTTGGGGTCAAGCCACGAAGCGGTCGCCAGCTCTCCCTCACGGTTGTAAACATAAGCCTTCCCGTTCACACGAACGAAAGGAAGGATCGAAAAGAGGTCATCACGGTCGATGATCTCGGTAATAACGCCAGAGACAAGCTGATTGTTAGACAGCTTCTCAGCTTCAACTTTGAGTAAAGGCATTCTTTTCTCTTCTTCTTATTATTGTTTGAGTCTTGAGCGCCTAAGTCTCTCTAAACACTCAGCCTATTGCAGATCAATATTAACCTTTTATTTGATATTTGTCAAACTTAATAGTTAATATTATTTGCGTTTTTCTTGCTTTTTATTCCCAGTTTTACTTGAGTTTTGCAAGACCCGCACTGATCATATCAATGGCACTCAGCTTAATGTTGCCAATCGGCTTGGCATCGGAATTCCCGCCCGTAGTTCCCGATCCACTGCCCTGCTTGCTGGAAGCCCGAAGGAGCGAATCCTTTTCGGGGTCGGACGCAATAATCCGTTCAATGGCGGTTTCAAAACCAACGGGATTGCCAGTCTGATCAACCAAAACAGTCCTGCCATCCTTGCCACGGGGCTTGTCATAGGCACGGACACTGCCGTCTTCGGCAATATCAAAATAGTCGCCGTAAATGATCCTCGCCTTTGCGGGGGTCAGGATGGTGCGGTTCTTGAGGTAATCGGAATTTGCAAAAGCAGACCCGACCGTCAATTCGGAAATACGGCTTTCCTTGAGCTTGATCTTGGACTCAAGGTCGGAAACCTGCTTGCGAAGATCCTCGGTGGCTTTCTGATGCTCGGAAACCATCTGCGCCTTCAGCTTGTCCCACTCGCCCTTCGCTTCAAGAGCTTTCTTGTCCGCTTCCTTCTTGGCTTCGACAATCTGCCTAAGAGAATCCAACCCGCCAAGTTCCTTGATGGAGTCGGAGATCTTCTGAAGCTCTTCGATCTTCTTGCCCTGCTCATCAATCTTGGCTTTCTTAGCCATCACTTCCTTCAGGAGCTTGGCTTCCGCATCGGTCGGCTTGTTGTCAGACGGAGACGGCTCGGGCGCATTGTTGGGGGCAACAGCCTGCTGATTGGTGTTTTGTCCTTCGACTTTAACGTTAGTTTCTTCCATTATTTTTAATAATCCCAGTAGTTGTCAGAACCAGTGTTCCTTGTAACTTCACCCTGACGGCTTACTGCGGTCGGGCGTTTTTTGTCGGAAGCAGAACCGTCCGCTTCCTTGGTTGCATCGCCTTTTCCACCACGGCTGGTTTTATAGACGGTGTTCTTCGGGTCGCCAAGATTGTTCTGCGAAGTGCGCTTGGTCAGCGCATTTCCATCGAACATCTCTTTGCTCATAGGCCACTCTTTGATCTCTTTGTCAATCTCCTTCCGAAGCTTTTCCTCAAGCATCGGGAACAGTTTGTCAACAATCATCCGCATCTGTTCCTGACGAATCTTGTCAGGAGCGTCCACGAGCATCAGACGAGCGGAAATGTCAAACTCATCGTACAGACCACGAGTGTCAAAATTGTCGGGATACTGCACAAACTCTTCTTCGGGGTCGTCTTCGCCGTTCCACAGCGCAACAAGGTGCGCAATCTTGTTTTCAACAACCTCAAGAGAGTCCGCTTTGGCAGAAAGAAGAGCGTTCACACGCTCGAAGTCATATGCCTTTGCAACTCCCGAAGAGTTGTCCATCGAAACGGCGTTGTCCTTGTTGGTGCGCTCGGAAGACAGACCGACCGAGTTATAGATTTCCTTGATGATTCGGGAAACCACGTCAAGGATCAGGTGCGCCTGTTGAGGATCGGGGGAAATGTACTCGGGCGAATGAGTAGAACCGCCAGCGTCATACAGGAACACCCGCTTCGTGCCTAATTCGACAAGAGCTTGGGCTTGGTCTTCTCCCGCAAGAATGTTCTGCGCTGGCATAACCAACTGGGAGAAGGTCTGATCCTGAATGATCGCATCAAGGTTGGACAGGTAGTTTGCCACAGCCCTGTCAAGGTAAGCGATATCGTTGATCAGTGCGGGTGCGCCGTACCGTTCGTCCGACAACAGGTTGTCGGCGAAAATCACAGGCACTTCTCCCAAATTGTGACGGATATGATCCTTAAGCTCATAGACCGTCTTGGAATTCTTCTTGGTCTTTTTGCTTTCCTCGAAAAGATACATATCGGTGCGAGTCCACATCCGATAACGGGTCTTTTCGCTCAGGGAATCGTCTGCAAGCGGGTCAGCGTCATTGCGATAGGTCTCCTGAATCAAAACCCAATTCAGGTTGCCCTCATCGTCAAAACTGTAGTCAAGGAGATCAATCGGACTCACAATGTAGGCGTAAGTCTTGAGATTCGCCTTTTTCTCGTCCGCTACAGTCTTGACTTCCTTTTGCGACTTCTGACGGTCAACGACAATCGCAATGCGACCAAAAATGGAGCAGTGCTTTCCAATCTGCTTGGCAAACTCGTTGATCCCAGCACCGCCCTGAGTGGCGTGTTTCCAAAACTCCAGCACGGAGTGCGGAGCGTCCGACCTACGCTGAATCGCCTGTTTGAAAAGGTACTTGTTGACCAAATCGACAACTTCTTTGGTGTGATTGAACCTGTAAGCACGTTCAACACGCTCTTTATACTCGGTATCGCCTTCACGGAAATACTTGTACACGTTGTCGTTGAACCAAGCCCGACCGCCGTGGTAGGTGGAACTGAAAAACCGCCACGAACTCACCTTGTTGAAATACTCGGGATGACGGCGGGAAATCAGACGGTTGATCGGGTTGGTTTTGTTGTCATCTGCCGACTGATAGTTTTCGATATCAGAAAGGGGGATGACGCTTGCAGAACCTGCTTCTGCTAAGTTAGGAACTCGACTCATTGTTGTTCTTTTTATTGTCGATGCATTGATTTTAACGCATTTATTTTAACGTGAAAAGCCCATTGCTTCAAATTTCCTGATCGGAAATTCTATTTCAATACAATATCCTGCGGCATCGGCACTGTGTTCAGTGCCTAGAGATTTATCTACATCCCTAGAGTTAGGAATATACAGTGTTTGTTCAAAAGAATCAATCAAATGCTTGCATTTTGGGTTGATAAACAACCGAATGTCGCCGTTTGCAGTCTTCAAAAGACGATTCACCGCATTGACACGATCAGCAACGGCAGAGTGCGCACGTTTGACTTTGATCCGTTTGAAGCCGTGTTCCCGAAGGATGTCCAAGTCAGATTCGCCTCGGGCGTGTTGCCGTGCCGACCCAGCTGGGTCGGGATAAATCGTCACATAGTCCTGATACTTGTAATATCGCTTTTCCAATTCCTCGCAGATGTCATCGGTGTTCGAGGCGATTTGGACAATTTCGTCCACCGCCCACAACTGCCCGTTGGGCTGGGGTTGGAAAATGACCGTTGACATCGGGTCAATGTTGAAGTCCATTCCGACCCAAATCGGAAGTTTGGGATTGAACTGAACATCCGCAATATGATCCTTGCGGTTGAAGGCGTAATACACACGTCCCGACATACTCTCGAACGATGCCAAGAATTCCTGTCGGAACGATTTTTCGTCCATATCCCGTCTTGCCGCTTCGATTTCCGCTCTCGGAATGAAGGGGGACGTGATGGTCGGGAACTGCCAGCTTTTCCAAAGCTTCTTCTGCTGAAGATCCAGTCTCTGCCCCATCTTGTACAGCTTGTACAAATGGTTGTACCCCTTGGGCGTTCCAATGAAAATGGCGTGTCCCTTGCGGTCTGCCAGCGTGGGACGAAGAACAGTAGTCCACGTATCTCCGCTGATGTCCTGAAATTCGTCCAAGACCAAAAAGTCCAAGCTCACGCCACGCAGGGAGTCAGGCTTGTCTGCGCCACGCAGGGAGATTTCGGAATTGTTCCTTAGAAGCATTGACAGTTCGTTTTCACGAATCTTGCTGACCCACTCCATCGGGATGTTGGCTTTGAGATCGTTCCACATAATCTGTTTAGCCATTCGATAAGTGGGAGCGACATACCAAACCTTCTGACTTTTCTTCCTCGCCGCCCACGCCATCATCTCAAGCATCGACAGCTTGGTTTTCCCAAATCGGCGACCAGCCACAACAACACGGAAACGACTGCTGTCATTGAACACTTCAGCCTGTTTTTCGTGAAGCTGGAAATGAACTGTTTTCTTCTTTTTATTCTCGTCCATCAAATCGAATCAACCAAAACTTTCTCAGCCACGAGCTTGTCATCGTCAAGTCCCATCTCCGCTTCGTCTTCACGCTGGGCATTGCGCAATTCCTGCGCTTGCTCGGGAGTCATCGTGGTCATAATCAGCTCAGGCAGGGCATCCTCGTCAATGGCATCCTTGTCAAGCCCAAGGATCGCCCAACGCTCTTCCCTGACCTTTTTCAGCGTTTCTGCCGCAAGCAACAGCGTTTTCACATCGTTTTGGATCTCACGGAACTTGCCGCCGTTTTTGCGGACTGTCAGCACTTCATTGAATGTCAGCTTGGCAATCGCCTCCGACATCTTGTAATGAGAGTCCTTGGTCTGCTTGATTCGGGCAGAAATGATCCCCGCATCGGTCTTGGCTTGCTCTGCCGCCTGTTGCTGAACCAACT